GCAGGCACAATGCCTGGGTGATCCTCCTCTAGCAGCTGTATAGCTAGACTCAGAAATCTGTGGTGTCCACGTAATGCTCTGCTCCATGACATCAATCTCTCAAGAGCCATAGACGACTGGCGATACCGTTCTTCGTTGTAAACAACTGCGCTGGATTCGTAGTAAACTATCTCCTCCAACTCACGGTTGATAATGCCAGACAAAATTGTCTCCAACTTTCTTGTCCAAAACGAAGAAAGCCAGTAATGACCATGAAATATGATCTCAGCAGAGTCTTTTCCTTTCATACCTTTGGGTGGGCCTCGTACACAAGTGCCAAATAGCTGTAGCATAATAATTGACAACTCATCATAATTGATGCCCTCCACGGGAATAAACAACCCATCATCTCCTCCAGGCGTGATGCGAAACAAAGTAATCTGCATGTAACGCAGTGAGATCCGTATACGGAGTTCATTGACAATAGAATCAATGAGATACGTACCTCCATCACCTGATGCGACCTTCCCCACAACGAAGTAAACTCCTTTGCGGTTAGCGATTCGCTTAAAGATGGTTGAGACGATTAATTCGCAAATGCCCACCATGAAATTGATGGACCGCTCAGTCGGGTAAACCCAGCGATATCCTTGGCATAGGACTGTAATTGCAAACAAAATCTCCCAGGGTTTTACTCCTGACAGAAATCTCGCCGCCTGACCCTCGGGAAGATCTCCGTCTTGCGACATACGTCCGGTGTCAAAGGAAGGGAAGTCAGTGACAACTGCTTCAGCGTTCTCATGTCCGGCCTCATTCAAGAGGTTAACGTCTGAGATGAAAGCGTAAACGCCTTCACGGCATTCTTCCAGAGACAATCCGAATGGAGAGAATAGCGCCTTGTTCTGCATGCGTATTGATTTGTGCTTGAGTAAACTCGAGTACATGGGTTGCCAGTAAAGCAACTGCAGCAGAGTGAGCGAAAATGGTGCTGCCCACACAAGACGAATTTTCGGGTCGTCGATCTTAGCTGTTTGAGTACGTGATAATGTTACATACTTATCAAAACTAAGAGGCGTAAAGCCTTTTGACTTAGTGTAACCAAATTGTTTCTTTCGTTGATTGCAGGTACAGGAGTAAACTCCCG